GTAAAATTCGTACGTTCAATTGCGAACGGAACTGTAGCGAAAGCACAATACAAAGCATATGTTTACGACGATCCGTTTACAATCTTTAAGATTCAATCAGATCAAGCAGGCACAGGCTTAACTGCAGCGAACTCAACTGGAAAGCTAGTACAAATTGTAGCTTCACCAACAGGTTCGGCAATTACGCATAAATCAGGAATGGTAGCTGATGCTTCTACAGTAGCAACTACTAACACTTTCCCACTATCAGTTTATGGTAGTGCAGAAGCTGACGGAACGTACACTGCAACTGGTACTACTATGGATATAGTAGTGAAAATTAACTCACACCAACACCTAAATGGCGCTACTGGCGTTACAGGTATATAATATCTAGGAGGATATAGAATATGGCAATTACTAGAGGTCAAATACTCAAAGAATTAGTACCTGGTTTGAACGCAATTTTCGGAACAGAATATTCACGTTACGAAAATGAGCACGCAGTACTGTTCGATGAGGAATCATCAAATAGAGCTTTCGAAGAGGAAGTATTATTCCCAGGTTTTGAGGCAGCTCAAACTAAATTCGAAGGTCAAGCTGTTGCATATGGCAACACTGGTGAGGGGTATGTTTCTCGTTATACTAACGAAACTGTCGCTATGGCATTCTCAATTACTGAGGAAGCTATGGAAGACAATTTGTATGACAAGTTATCTACTCGATTAACAAAAGCATTAGCACGTTCAATGGCTTCTGCTAAACAAACTAAAGCGGCAAACGTCTATAACAGAGCTTTCAACAGTTCTTTTACAGGCGGCGATGGACAAGAGTTAGTATCTAACGCTCACCCATTAGCTTCAGGATCAACAGGTTCTAACAGACCTTCAACTTATGCTGACCTTTCAGAGGCTTCTCTTGAAACAGCATTAATTGATATCGCAGGATTTACTGACGATAAAGACATCCCGATTGCAGCTCAAGGTCGTACACTACACATACCAAGACAATTGGTATTCGTAGCGGAAAGACTACTAGCATCTCCGTACAAACCAGGATCATCAGACAATGATGTGAATGCAATTAAGTCTACAGGAATGCTACCAGGTGGCTACCATGTGAATCACAGATTTAGTGATCCAGATGCTTTCTTTATTAGAACTGATGTTCCTAACGGAATGAAAATGTTCAATAGAGCACCTATCGCAACTTCTATGGAAGGCGACTTTGAAACTGGAAACGTAAGATACAAATCTCGAGAAAGATACAGCTTCGGCTTTTCTGACTGGAGAGGTGTATACGGAAACGAAGGCGTATAACACACTTTGTAGAGGGGGCAGAAATGTCCCCTTTACTACTTGGATTTAACAAATCTTACTTGACTGGCCAAGCAGACGTTATAGAGACAGTAAGAAAATAACTTGGGACTATACTCCCAGAAGGATTAAAGAATGGCAAATTCAACTTTTAGCGGTCCGATTAGATCAGAAGGTGGTTTTGAACAAATCACTAAATCTACAGTAGGTACCGTAACAACTAACTTTGATATCGATTCAAGCGGTAATGTATCAGGTACTGGTACTATGAAAATGACAGGAGCGACAAATATCGTTGCACCTTATGAGTCTTTAACTGCAGCAACTAAAGCAGTAACATCAGCAGAAAGTGGAACTACTTTCGTATTTAATAGAGCAGCAGGCGTTGCGGTAACTTTACCAGTAGCAGCAGCAGGCTTAGTTTATAAATTTATCGTAGGAACTACTGTTACTTCAAATGCATTAAGCATTCAAGGAGCTACAGCTGTTGATATTTTCTCAGCTTACTCGATGGTTACATTGTTTGACAAAGATAACAACGTAGCACAAGCAAAAATCTTTTTAGCGGACGGATCAGATGATGATGTGTTCTCTATGAATGGTGGTACAACTGGTGGATTCTTAGGTAGTGTTATTACATGCACAGGAATCGCAACAGGTGGACAAGGAAGTGCAACAGCAGTATGGCATCTGAATTCAGATAAGCTTGTTGGTGATGGTACTTTAGCAACACCGTTTGCATAATACTAATAATAACTAATGGGGGGCTTCGGCCCCTCATATTCTTGATTAAGAAGGGAAGAACAATATGGCAGACACAGTAACAGGTCCAACTATATTACAACAAAACGAAAAACGAGTTACTATTAAATTAGTAGTACAATCAGATGGCTCAGGAAGTGCTACTGTATTTGGAGATGTTTCAGCAATGGACGCATTACCAGATGGTAGAGCTTGTAAATCTTTAAACGTACAACGATTATGGTTTGCAACTGACAACTCCTCACCAGCATATGCTCGTTTAGATTATGAAGATGATGATGGAGATATTCCTATCGTTGGATTAGTTGGCACAGGCTATTGGGATTTTAGAGAATTCGGAGGAATTCCTGGAAATCAATCCGCAAACACAAACCAAGATGACATCAACCTGGTAGTACCTAGCACAGCAGTTGCAGGCTCCATGTTTACAGTTGTAATGGAATGTACTAAGACATACGTGGAGTAATAAATGAGCGAGCAAACTAACAAAGAAGCAATTATAGAAATTAAAGGCGACCTCAAATTACTCAACCAAAAAATAGATTTAATAAAAGACAATCATCTGGCTCACATGTCTCAAGATATTGATAAACTTTCTAAATTTATATGGGTAATTGGCGGAACTGTATTTGCACAAATGTGTTATTTAATTGTTCGTACCTTAATATAGGAAGGACAAAATATGGCCACATCAGGCACACATACATTCAATCTAACGATTGATGATGTAATACAAGAAGCTTATGAAAGACTTGGCGTAAGTTCTAAGGGCGGCTACGATCTAGTAACAGCTAGACGTTCTCTTAACTTATTAATGGTAGAATGGATTAACGAAGGTGTAAATTTATTTACGCTTGATTTAATAGAACATACTATGACCAAAGACCAAGGGCATATTGTGTTTAGTTCTGATACTTATTCAGATGTATTAGATGCAGTTATAACAGACACAAATCAAGATCCAGATTCTGATCAAGAAATAGAACGCATTAGTCTTACAGATTATTTACAACTTCCAAACAAAACAACAACAGGAAAACCATCACAGTTTGCAGTTGAGCGTAATGCTCAATATGACAGTAGTGGTGTAGCTAACCATAAAGTTTATTTATGGCCTGTACCTGATCAAACTTATTATAAATTAAAAGCATGGATGATTAAATATCCAGATGATGTAGCTTGGACTAGCACAGCTAATGGACAAGTAACAGCTCCATATATTGATTACACTCAAAATGTGCAAATACCTAAACGCATGTTACCTGCTATGATTAGTGGATTGACTGTTAAGCTAGCACACAAACATCCTGGTACTGTAGATATAAATAGAAGATCTGAACTTACTGCAGTCTATAGAGATGAATGGGAGAAAGCTAAGGAAGAAGATAGAGAACGAGTAAGTTTCTATGTTCAACCAGCAGTATATTATTAAAAATGGCAAGATACACTAAAGGAAAACATGCAGTAGCAATTGATGACCGTTCCGGTTTTAAGGTAAAACATAAAGACCTTAGAAAAGAATGGACTGGTATGATGGTTCATAAAAGTGACTGGGAATCTAAGCAAGCACAGCTTGATCCTTCTAAGTACTTTAAAAATACTGGAAGCAACGTATTAGAAAATCCTCGTCCTGATAATGACAATGACAGTGCTATAGTTAGATTAGGTCCTTTGAATCAACAGTTCCAAGGAGTAATGCAAGCTTATCAAGGAATTGCAGCAGTGCAAGGTTTTGTTATTGACGTTACAGAAATTCCACCAGGACAAGAAGCAGGAACTGCATTAGGCTCACCTTCATTTAGTGTTGCAGAAAATGTAACTGGTATTGCAGCAGGTACTAGTTTAGGTACATTAGTACAAAATCTAGCAGATCAACCGTCTGGTATTGCTGCAGGAACAGCTCAAGGTGGTTCTGGATTATTCTTTGGATCAACAGAGATACCACCAGGCATTGCAGCAGGTACAGCTCTTGGAACAATTAGTATTTTTACCCCTGTATTACCTACAGGAATAGCAGCTGGTTCAGCTATAGGCTCAGTAACTCCAGTGGTTAGTGGATGGTCTCAAGGTACTTGGGGTCAAGGAGCTTGGGGATATGGACAACAAGGAGGAGCATTATAATGTTTACATACACAACTTTAAAACAAGCCATTCAAGATTGGATGGAAAATGATGCGGCAGAATTTACTGCAGCAACAGGATCTGGTGTAGCACCGATAGATTTATGCATACAATTAGCAGAGCTACGTATGTACAAAGAGATTGATTTTACATCTGGTCAAAAAACAACCAGCGCAACTTTGTCAGCTAATACAAACATTGTAGCTGTACCTCAGGATTTGGTAGCAGTACGATGGGTTAGAGTAGCTAATGGAGATTGGATCTATCAGAAGGACGAATCATTTATTCGTGAATACTGGCGAGCTGGTACTAACGCAACACAAACAGATCAACCGTATTACTGGGCATTTACAAATGATGGCACTAACTATACATCATCAGATAGACAAACAAATATCATATTTGCCCCCACTTCATCGGTTGACAAAACCTTAGAGATAAGTTATAATATAAGACCAACAGGGTTATCATCATCTCAGTCAAATTCATATTTGGGTGATTATTGTGGTGATGCTTTATTATATGCTTGTTTAATGGAGGCTGCTACATTTATGAAAGCAGATCAAGAATTAGCCAAGTATCAACAATTATATCAGAGAGCGGCACAAGTGCTAGCTGCTGAAGAACAACTAAGAATGAGGAATTCTACACTGGTACAAGGCGAACTTAACGAAGTATCAAGAACAAGGGAAAATAGATAATGGCAATTACATCAGCAATATGCTCAACATTTAAGAAAGAGTTAATGACTGCTACACATAACTTTACTACTACTAGTGGTAATACTATGAAAGTGGCTTTGATTAAAGCAAATGCTTCACAAACAGGCACTTATAATGCGGGCACAACTTCATATACAACAATCACAGGTAACTCAGACGAGTTAGCAAATGGTAATGGTTATACTACAGGAGGTAATACATTGACAAATGTAACACCTACAAATGGTACAAGTACTACTACAACTGCTTTGACAGATTTTGCAGATACGTCTTGGACTTCTGCTACATTTACTACAAGAGGTTGTGTTATTTATAATGACTCAGCATCTGGAGATCCAGCAGTAATGGTGATTGATTTTGGTGCAGATTATTCTGTGGCAGGAGGAACATTTACTATTCAGTTCCCAACTGCAGATGAGTCAAACGCAATTTTAAGAATAACATAATAAATATTTAAAGGAAACATAATATGGCATCAACATGGTCCAGTCTTGGAATAAGACTAATGACAACAGGCGAAAACGCAAACGCCTGGGGTGATCAAACTAATCAGAACTGGGAAAGACTGGAAGATGCAGCTGACGGTTTAGCAACTGTTGCTGTAACTGGTGCAACCACTTTAACTTTTACAGCACAACCAACTTCTTATGCTGATGAGAATGGTCGTAACAAAGTTTTAGTATTCACTGGTACAGCAGGGGGCACACAAGCTATTACGTTTCCAAACATTGAAAAAACATATCATGTACTAAACGATTCAAACTCAACTCTTACTTTAACTACTGGCACTGGAGCGGCAACCGTTACACTAGCAGCAGGTAAAGATAAAATGATCTATAATGATGGCTCTGATGAGATTCACGATGCCTTAGCTAATCTAGCTATAACAACCCTAGCTACCTCAGGTGCAGTAACACTCGGAGCTCAAGCTACTACAGGAATTACTGTTGGCGGTATACCATTTTATTATGGTGACACAGGTTCTATTTATACTCACGATGTTTCAGGTACAGACAGTACAGCAACTTATAATGCTGCCTATGGTTTAACTGCACTTGATGCAGTAACTACTGCTGATTTTGTAACTGCTATAGGTTATGCTGCTGGTAGTGCTATAAATACAGGTAGTTACAATACTCTAATTGGCCATCAATCAGGTGATGCAATAACTAGCGGAAATACTAACACCGCAGTTGGACACGGTTCTTTAGGTACTAATACTGTTGGAGATAGAAACACAGCTGTCGGTTCAGGTGCATTAGGTACATTTAATCCAGCTAGTAATACAGATGATAATAACACAGCAGTTGGTTATGGTGCTTTAAATCAACTAACAACTGGTGTTCATAATATTGCAATAGGTGGTTTAGCTCTTGGTGGTGACCCAGGCCCAACTACTGAAAACCATAACTTAGCAATAGGTATAAACTCTATGGCTGGAAACATTGCTGGTGGAGAATACAACGTAGCAATCGGTAACTATACACTCGATGCTTTGACTTCGGGGGATCAAAATGTTGCCATTGGCTATGCAGCTGGTGGAGCTTTACAAGGTGGTGGAAATAATGTTTTTATAGGTAATTCTGCAGGGACAGCTCAAACATCTGCTTCGAGTAATGTTCTTATTGGAGGAGATGCAGGTGCTGCAATCACAACTGGTGGTAATAATACTTTTGTTGGTTATGGTGCTGGTGATGGTTTTGATGCTGAAACTCATAATCTTGGCATTGGCGTTAGTGCTTTAGGTGGGGCAATCAATGGCGGAGAATATAATGTAGCAGTAGGTAACTTTGCTGGGGACGGTATAACTTCAGGGGATAATAATGTAATTTTAGGTTATAACGCTGGTGCAAATATAACAACTGCTTCGCAAAATGTAGCTATTGGAACTGGAACATTAAATGATTCAAGTGGCACAACAGGAAGTAGCAATGTTGTTATTGGGCATTTAGCTGGTAACGCAGTAACTACTGGTGGAGAGAATGTAATTATCGGTCACAATGCTGTAGCAAG